TTGTGCTCGCGTGGTGCACGGACATTCTTAAACCGGTAGTTTCCCGTGGTGGCGTAGCATCCGCTACACGCTGGCACTAGGTTACCGCTAGAATCCCTAGACGCTGGGCACGTATCCAGTGCTTGCAGTGACCACGAGCGGCACGGCATCTTTGAGGCTTTAGATAGTTTGATCATAATGGTTCCCTTTAGTTCTTAAAACTTACCATAGTAATACCACGGCGACGCAACTCTTGAGAGGCATAGTGGAACTCATCCCAGTACTGCCCTGTTTTCGGGTTGTCTATTGTCTCCCCTACTTGTGCCGCAGTATAGGCGTCATCTCTAATGTAGATCAACGCCTCTGCAGGGAGCGTCTTAAAACGTGCAATGGTATCACTGTGCCAGTTATTGTTAATCATGGTTTAACCCTCTTTCGTATGTTTCGTGTGTTTAATCGTGGACACCGTATAGATGCCCACTGTTAAACACAAGATCACTTACTGGTAATAGTACCAAATCCTACCTTGCGCTGTGGCTTACGTAGGCTCACGTACAGCGACCAGTAGCCAGCATCCAGCTTGTGAAAGCATGAGCCGCTAGCGTAGCCAATGGGCTTACGCTTTTGTACCCGCTTGCGGATGATGACAGAACGTCCGAATACCTTTGTGCGTGTTACGTTTTCCATGAGTATTACCCTCGTTTGGTTTAGGTTTCAAGTTAAGCCGGTTGGCTTACCAGTGGACACCGTAGCAGATGCCCACCAGTAACTCAACCTTGTGGTGTTTTGGTTATCGTGCGAGCGTCAGGCATCCGGGGTTTTCCCATTCCCAGTAACACCCCTGCTTAGCGGCCCATTCCTCAAGGGCAGGATGAACGGTGAATTGGTAGTAGTCTGCAATCTCAGGGTATCCGGTTTCTGCACTGAGATAGACTTCTCCGTCTTCACGCACGAAGACAGCTTGTATCTCTTTCTCCACCCAAACCAATTCTCTTGTGCCATCAGGGCGGGTTCGGAATTCAATGTCTCTGATAGAGATTAAAGGCGCATCGCTTACTGAAGGTTGCTTAATCATGTTGTTGTCTCCGTTTGGGGTGGCTGTGTGTCCCCGCTCGCCATGTGTTTAAGTTAATGCGTCCAGAGACAGAACACAAGTGGTAATTTTACATATTTTTATATCGTTATAAATCAATGGTTTACCGATGTTGTCACTGTGGCTTTACCCTTAGAATCACTGTCAGACTGCTGACATCATTTATGCCAATAGTTTCATAAGCAAACATCGTGCCAAGTTTGACACAAGCAAGAACCGTGCCAGCTAGAGGGTCCTACACTGGTTCACACACTCGTGTCTACGTGAATATTCACAAGTTTCAACTGCGGATGTTGGCATAAGTTTTGCATTAGCAATAAGTGTGCCAACTTTGGCGGCCCCTTGTGTTGGCATAGGTTTTGCATTAGCAAGAATCGTGCCAACTCCTGTAGCTTCCCGTGTTGGCATGAGTCTTGCATTAGCAAATACTGTGCCAACTTCTTTGGTATTATTTACGTTGACATCGGGGTGGGCTTGTGTTAGACACGGGGGGAGGGGGTTGACCTGTGTTAATTATAGTTGTAGCTACTCAGGCACCCAAAAGAGTCAAATCAGCTAAAAAATAGGTAAAAAAAAGTGGTTTTAACTCGTGTACAACCTCCTGATTTACCTCGTGATTTACTCAGGCCGGGGCCACAAGTGTAAATACAGTGTCCCTAAGTATAACTTGTGACTTATTTACTATAAATAATGCTTGACTTTTGAGTAAAAATATGGTATAATAATAGGCAGATACTAGGATGTATTTAGTAGATCAGGTGTTGGGCTAAGTTTACACAATAAATAGTTCGTATAGATCCCCTCATCTGTAACATCTTAGGTAGGGGACTCATGCGAACTAGCGTTAAACACAAGGAAACAGGAGAATGTCGGAAAAAGACACCCTAGAACCTCAAGAAAACACCCTAGAAGCCCAAGCAGAGGCTAGAAAAGAGATAAATCTACGTAAGAGGTCTAGGGGTAGACCAAAAAAGAAAGAAATATCAGCTAAGTCTAAGGGCGGCAGAGGGGTCCGTGGGCGTCCAAAGGGTGACGCCGCTATAATTAACGAGTACAAAGCTCGTATGCTAGCGAGTCCCAAGTCAGTTAGAGTCCTAGAGACGATATTTGAGGCCGCACTGGACCACGACCACAAGAACCAAGCGGCCGCGTGGAAGCTGGTAATGGACAGGATACTACCTGTAGGTGCATTTGAGAAGGAGGTCACCAAAGATGGAGGCAGAAGTGCGATCCAGATTAATATCACTGGGGTTGGAGGCGCAACAGTTGATTCTAGCTATCCAGAGAGTAGTACTATTGAAGGCGAACTCGCTGATTGACGAGGCCGAAGGCCAATCTACCCTCTTCTTTGAGTACTTGAGGACCAAAGCATCTTGAAACACTTTACAGTAGACGAGTTCAACTGTCAACACACAGGTGAAAACAACATGGAACCTGAGTTCATGGAAATGGTAGATGAACTTAGGGGTCGGTGTGGTTTTCCTTTTGTTATCACTAGCGGCTTTAGATCCGTCCAGCATCCGATAGAAGCAAAGAAAGACGTACCGGGAACTCACGCGCAAGGCATAGCGGCAGACATAAAAATAACTAACTCTGCCCAACGGTACGCGATAATAAGAGAAGCTTTGGCAATGGGTTTTACTGGTATCGGTGTCGCTAGTGACTTTATTCACGTAGACACACGGGGTTCTGCTCCTGTGATTTGGACGTATTGATGTTATACACAAGACACAAGACTCTAACAGACAACACAGAACAGTCCATACTGACTATTCCTAGCGGACACGTAGCACACGTAAAGTACGTCTTTGTTGCCAACCACGGAGGCTCTACGAACCAAGTAGACCTCTTCTGGGAAATTGGCGGTACGCCTCAAGTGTACATTTTTGATGGCACTACCATTAACTCTGGAAACAAAGAAATACTTGGAGACTCAGGATCTGGTGTAGTTTTTGTTTTACACGAAAACGAAACAGTAAAAGCACAGGCGTCATCAGCAACAGGAAATATAGAAGTTGTTTTAACTATAGACCTTTTGCCACAGCCGCCTGTGTTTGTCAACTTCAACGGTGCATAAAAATGATTACTTTTCTAGGTGCTGATTGGTGTCCTGCTTGCAGAAGAACTAAGAAGACCTTAAAAGAACTCAACATGGAGTACAAGTACGTTGAGATACCTCCCGGTCAAGCTGGTTGGGATTTGGTGGAAACGATGACAGGGAAGCGGTCTATACCACAAATATTCTACCACTTTGGTGGATCTAAAGACTTTAACGAAGCACTAACATCTCTCAATCTCACAGGAGAAACAACTCAATGATGAAATATCTTTTAGCCTCTCTTTTTCTGTTTTCATCTGCTGTTTTTGGACAGACCGTCATTCACTACAACGACGGCTCTACGTACACGCTAGAAAACGGTGAGTTTGTTGTAGTAGCAAACCACAACGTCTTTGCTAAAACAGCGTACACTACTGGTGGCGTACACTTTAGGCCGTTGAAACCTAACGCCAAGCGTGACTTTGTACCAGCAGAAACTGACGGCATGGAGCCGGGTTCTGACGAGTGGTGTGAAACTTACGTACCGTTCCAAAACGGCTACACGTTTGACGATCAAATGTGGCAGAGGGCTTGCCAAGGCTAAAACTTGACAGACCTAAACGTACAACTGTTGCCGTGGCAACAAGAGGTCTACTCTGATCCAACACGGTTCAAGGTAGTAGCCGCTGGGCGAAGGACAGGGAAGTCTCGCCTAGCCGCTTGGATGTTAATTATTAACGCCCTACAGTCCGACAAAGGACACGTTTTTTACGTTGCGCCCACGCAGGGACAAGCCCGTGACATCATGTGGCAGACTCTGTTGGAGCTAGGACACCCTGTGATTGTAGGATCACACATAAATAACTTGCAGATCAGGCTGGTCAACGGGTCCACGATTAGTCTCAAGGGAGCCGACAGGCCAGAGACAATGCGTGGTGTGTCCTTGAAGTTTCTCGTGATGGACGAGTACGCAGACATGAAGCCTGACGTATGGGAGCAAATACTCCGTCCAGCACTGGCTGACCAGAAGGGATCAGCTTTGTTCATAGGTACGCCTATGGGCAGGAACCACTTTTACGAACTGTACAAGTACGCAGAGCTAGGTGACGATGAGACTTACAGGGGCTGGCATTTCACCAGCTACGATAATCCCATCTTGGACCCAAACGAAATTGACATGGCAAAAAAGTCAATGTCAAGTTACGCCTTTAGACAAGAGTTCATGGCCTCGTTTGAAGCCAGAGGCTCAGAAATGTTTAAAGAAGACTGGATCCAGTTCGGAGAAGAACCAGAAGACGGAGACTACTACATCGCTGTTGACTTGGCTGGCTTTGAGGACGTAAACAAGAAACGGACGAAGAACACTAAACTAGATGAAACCGCAATCGCTGTCGTTAAAGTTGGTACTGATGGTTGGTACGTTGATAACATTATACATGGGCGGTGGGAGCTTAACGAGACTGCCACCAAGATATTTCAGGCCGTTAGAGACTACAGACCCGTTAGCGTTGGTATTGAACGAGGAATTGCAAAACAAGCAGTCATGAGTCCCTTGATGGACCTGATGAAACGCTACGGGCAGTTCTTCAGGGTAGAAGAGTTAACCCACGGTAACAAGAAGAAGACTGACAGGGTAATGTGGGCGCTACAGGGGCGCTTTGAGAACGGATACGTAACCCTAAGCAAAGGAGAGTGGAACAGTAGGTTCTTGGACCAACTTTTCCAGTTTCCTGACGCCTTGACCCACGACGACTTGGTTGACGCACTGGCGTACATAGACCAGTTAGCTAAGGTAGCGTACAGTTACGACTTTGAGATTGACGACCACGAGATACTAGACGTAGTAGCAGGATACTAGATGAAAGTTTTCAGACCCTTCAATACCTACGGAATATACGCAATCAGTACTGTAGTGTTTTTTACACTAGGGTACTGCGTTGCCGTACTTTAAGGAACATAAGATGGCAGAAGAACTATACAGCCCAGACCCTCTGATGATAGAGGAGTCTCTGGAAGAGTGGGTGATGACCAAGTGTGAAAACTGGAGAGATCACTATGAGTCAAACTACGAAGAAAAATTTGAAGAATACTATAGGCTATGGCGAGGTCAATGGGATCCTGCTGACTCCGAGAGAGCATCGGAGCGTTCTAGAATCATCTCTCCTGCGCTTCAGCAAGCTGTAGAGTCTAACGTAGCGGAGCTAGAAGAAGCCACGTTTGGCAGAGGTAAGTGGTTTGACATCTCTGATGACGCAAACGACCAAGACAAGCAGGACATCCTGTACCTCCGCAAGAAGCTAGCTGAAGACTTTGAAGCCTGTAAGGTACGTAAGGCTGTAGCTGAGTGCCTCATCAATGCCGCTGTGTTTGGCACAGGTATCGGTGAGATCACGCTGGAAGAGATCAAAGAAATGGCCCCGGCTACCCAGCCGATCATGGACGGACAGTTGACTGCTGTGGGTGTAAACATTACCGACAGGGTTGTAGTAAAGCTGAAGCCCGTGTTGCCTCAGAACTTCCTGATTGATCCTGTGGCTACGTCCGTTGAGGACGCTATGGGTGTCGCTGTGGACGAGTTTGTGTCTAAGCACAGCGTAGAGCTACTACAGGAGCAAGGCGTGTACAGGGACGCTTACATTGAGTCTGCGGCCCCTGACAACGACCTAGAGCCTGACCAAGACCTAACGATCTACAACGACGACAAGGTACGTCTGACGAAGTACTACGGTTTAGTGCCTCGTGAGTTGCTAGAGGCTGAAGACGTAGACGTAGACGATGAGTCAAAGTACGTTGAGGCTATCGTAGTTATCGCTAACGGCGGTACACTCTTGAAAGCCGAAGCTAACCCTTACATGATGCAAGACCGTCCTATTGTTGCGTTCCCTTGGGACGTAGTACCCGGACGGTTCTGGGGCAGAGGCGTGTGCGAGAAGGGCTACAACAGCCAGAAGGCTCTAGACACAGAGCTACGCGCACGTATTGACGCCCTGTCACTCACTATTCATCCTATGCTGGCGATTGACGCAACTAGATTGCCTAGAGGCGCTAGACCAGAAGTTCGCCCCGGCAAGATGATACTAACTAATGGAGATCCCCGTGAAGTACTTCAACCTTTCAACTTTGGTCAAGTGGGGCAAATCACTTTTGCACAAGCCGCTAGCCTTCAACAGATGGTGCAACAAGCAACTGGAGCCGTGGATTCCGCTGGCATTGCGGGACAAGTCAATGGTGAAGCTACTGCCGCTGGCATTAGTATGTCTCTTGGTGCTATTATTAAGCGGCATAAGCGCACTCTTATAAACTTCCAGCAGTCTTTCCTACTGCCGTTTGTAACTAAAGCCGCACACCGGTACATGCAGTTTGACCCTGAGAACTACCCCGTAGCTGACTACAAGTTCAACGCTACGAGTACTCTGGGTATCATCGCTCGTGAGTACGAGGTTACACAGTTGGTGCAACTCTTGCAGACGATGAAGCAAGACAGCCCACTGTACCCTGTGCTAATCCAGAGCATCATTGACAACATGAACCTCAGTAACCGTGAGGAGCTTATTGCGGCAATGCAACAAGCGGCACAACCTGATCCTCAAGCACAGCAGATGGCACAGATGGCTCAACAATCACAGCTTGAGTTCCAGCAAGCGCAGACTGCCGCTCTACAGGGTCAGGCCGCAGAGTCTCAGGCTAGAGCTACTAAGTACGCTGTTGATTCACAGCTTGCGCCACAGGAGCTTGAGATTGATAAGATTGAGGCAATCACACGAAACCTCAGAGAAGGTGACGCCGACGACAAAGAGTTTGAGCGTAGGCTGAAGATTGCTGAAGTGGCGTTAAAAGAGAAAAACCTAAACAACCAAGCATCTAGAGGAGCAACATCTCGTGCTAATGACACAAGTGGAAATGACCAAATTCCTAGACCAAATCAACCAAGCGTTCAAAGACCAGTTCGACAAATTGGAAACACTCCAAGTCAAGCTGGACCAACTGGAGGCCAAGGTCAATGAGCAAGAAAGACCCAAGACTAGCAAGAGCGGGAGTAAGCGGGTACAACAAGCCAAAGAGGACGCCTAATCACCCCACGAAGTCACACGTAGTTGTAGCCAAATGTGAAGACGGTAAAGTTAAGACCATACGATTTGGACAACAGGGAGTCAGCGGTGCTGGAAAGAATCCTAAGACTGCTAAGGAAAAGGCGAGGCGTAAGTCCTTTAAGGCTCGTCACGCTAAAAACATAGCCAAAGGCAAGTGTTCTGCGGCATACTGGGCAAACAAGGTGAAATGGTAACATGGCTAAGAACATGAAGCATTACAAGCGTGATGGAACCCTATGGTCAGGAAACACGCACAAGATGCCTGATGGTTCGCTCCACACAGGTAAAACCCACGGCAAAACCTCTGTAAAGTTGTACCACTACAAGGATTTGTCTAAAAAAGCAAAGGAGAAAGCAAATGTATAACAAAGGTAAAAAGAAGAAAAAGCCAAAGGGTAAATAACGATGGCTAGGGGATTATACAGCAATATTCACGCAAAACGCAAGAGAATTGCCGCTGGCTCTGGTGAAAGGATGCGTAGACCCGGATCTAGGGGCGCTCCTACAGCCAAAGCGTTTAAAAAGGCGGCTAAAACAGCTAAGAAGAATCGGTAATAATACCGTAAAATAATGCTTGACTTTTAGTCAAAAATATGTTATAATAAGGATATAGAGACAACCGCATGGCCTCACTAGATCAAGAAACTGAACAATACTACAACAAGTACTTTGACCTGTTTAGAACCGATGGTTGGAAACAGTTAATCGAAGAACTTACTCAAAATGCTGTCGTAATTAACAGCGTAGAAGCAACCAAAGATGAAAACGATTTGTTTGTGCGTAAGGGACAACTCAACGTACTTGCTTATCTTATCAACTTTGAAACAACTACTAACAATAACTACGATGAGCTAGTTAGCGATGATTAAAGTATTTGATTTTCGCTGTACAAACGGACATATTTTTGAAGAATTTGTAGACGGTAATACCACATCCAGTAGGTGCGGATGCGGAGCCAACGCTACAAAAATCGTTTCAGCAACTCAACACATACTCGAAGGGTCTTCTGGGGACTTCCCCGGCAGACACATGAAGTGGGTACGTGAACATGAGAACGCTGGGCGATCTAGTCGGGAATCCTAGTCTTAGGTCACTTCCCATTTTAATCCTCCATAACCTTAATAATAGGCGGGGTAAGTTTACATTATGTCACGAGCACAATTACTTGATGAGCGTCCTGAAGAAGAACCAACGGAAACAACTGAAGAACTAACCACAGACACTGTAGAGACTCCTCAAGAAGAGGAACAACCTCAAGAACCAGAAGTCCCCGAAAAGTACCGTGGTAAGTCTGTAGAAGACCTTGTACAGATGCACCAAGAGCTTGAGAAGTTTTCAGGCAAACAGAGTACGGAAGTTGGTGAGTTACGGAAGGTCGTTGATGACTACATCCAGACACAACTCTCAAATCAACAAGCACCTCAACAACAGCAACAAGAAGACGATGACGTAGATTTCTTTGTAGATCCACAGTCCGCTGTTAACAGAGCTATAGACAACCACCCTAAGATCAGGGAAGCAGAAGCCTACACACAACAGGCTAAACAACAGGCTACTCTTTCACAGTTGAAATCCAAGCATCCTGATATGGAGAGTATACTGCAAGACGCCAGTTTTGCTGAGTGGATCAAGGGGTCAAAAGTCCGAACACAGTTGTTTGTTCAGGCAGACCAAGGGTACGACTACGATGCGGCTGACGAGTTGTTCAGTCTCTGGAAAGAGAGAGCAAGCGTAGCACAGCAGACCGCCAACGTTGAAAAACAGGCACGTAAAAACACCCTGAAGTCAGCTAGCACAGGCAACGCTCGTGGAACAGCAGAGGCATCACGCAAGAAAGTTTATCGTCGTGCTGACATTATTAAACTTATGCGAACAGACCCAGAGCGTTACCAAAGTCTTTCAGACGAACTATTGAAAGCATACGCAGAGGGTCGTGTACGCTAGCCTAACCTTTAAGGAGAATTAAAATGGCTGGTGAAACCTCTGGTGCATATTTTACAGCTAATGCTGTAGTAGACAAAACTGCGGCGGGTACTTTTATCCCC